CCAGCAGCAGGGCGCCCTGGTGGCGGGCCTGCTTTAGGTCGGTCGCGATCTGGTCGGCTCGTTTGGTTTCGTCCTGGATGAAGCTCCAGCGCTGATGAAGGTCGTTCCAATCTGACTTGCGACCGTCGCGTTGTGGGATCTGCGCTGATTCGCAGACGAAGCCCAGGGCACGTGCTTCGCGGACCCAGCGCCTGGTGTAGGCGTTTGCGCTTGGCTCGTTATCCAAAGCCCAAACCAGCTTGGGCAGCTTGCCGCCTTCCCGGGTTTTAATCAGTGCCTTGAGCGAGTCCCCAGGGAATGCGTTGGAGGACATTGCAGACACGGCCGCGATGTCGTTGTGCACCAGGGCGATGGCGTCGAAGATCCCTTCGACAATCCAGATCTCTTTGGCTTCCAGCAGGTCGACGCAGGGCGGGCACCACCAGACGCCGCGATAGCTGTCCTTGGACTTGAAGCGGGCCTTCATTTTGCCGAAGCGGTGCGGCTGATCGATCAGGCGTTCCCACCAGCCACCTTTCTCCAGGGCGAACCGCACAGTGGCGCTGCCGGCGTTGTGTTCAACGGAATAGAACGTTTCCTGGGTGAACCACCCCTGGATCAGCTCAAACCGAAAGCCCCGGGCGAACTCCAGGTAAGCACGTGCGGTCGCGTTGGGATGTTGGTCCGTCGCCGGCGCACGTTTGCTCCAGTCTTCAAACAGATCGTCGTACAGCTCTTTCACGTGCAGGGTGTGGCCACACTTTTCAGGGCGACCACAAATCACCATCCATGGCGTGTCAAAGCGGGAGTACAGCTCTTTCTTTTTGCACTTCGGGCAGGTGCCGCCGCGCATGTAGTCGGTGCCCGTGCGGTGCTTGAGCCCGAAGTCGGACTGGAGGCGTTGCAACACGTCGTGGCGAAGATCTTCTTTCATGGGGTTACTTCACTGCTTTGAGGCTGTGGGACAGGGCTGCCATCAGGCGTTTTTGCGCAGCCATTACCGGGACATGGGCGAGGATTGCGCCGTGGCGCAGACCGTCCGCAACAAGGCGGAACTGGTCGGCGTACCAGTGTTCGTTGAGGCTCAAGCGATACTGTTCGCGCAGGTTGGCCAGCAACGCTTCGGCCTCGGCCGGTGGCAGTTGGGTGGTGACAATTACGGCGTTTGTCATCGTTAAACCTCGATTTCAGGCGCAGCTCACCCAAACCCACGGGACGTGGGGCCGGCGATTGGTTGGATTGGGTGTTACGAGTTGGCGGAGCGCAAACGCACGTTGTCAGGGGCGTTCAGGATGCGTTCATAGATGAGGCTGACGGGTACGGACCAGCAAAATCCTTTGATTGGATCCTTGATCACCACAACGGTGTCGCTGCTGTAGTCCAGATCGAGGCGCTGGCGAAAGGCGATTTCCACCAACTCAGTGTGGGCAAGGGAGGCCAGTTTGATTGCAATCGATTCCGTTACGCCGAGGCTGGTAACCAGGTGCTGAATGGTTCTGTTGAGAAGCGTCGACAGGTCGCCCAGGTGTTCGGCTTGATGGCGCTCAAGGAATGCCAGTGCGGCGTTCTGCATGCATTCCTGATAGTCCAGGGTATTGGTTTGAACATTCATTTTGCTTTCCCTGATTTGGCGCGGTACAGATCGATTGCTGCATAGACTTCGGCAGTCCGTGCAGCCATGTGCAGGGTGTGGGCGTTCTGTATCAACTCCGCCTCTGCGTCGGTGATGACACCGTCATCGAGCGCCTGAGAAATGGCTTGATCGACCGTTCCCTGCTTGGCCGAACTCTGCATAGCCCGCGCATACATCTCTACGTTGTCCAGGTTCTCGGGGTGGGTCACAGGCACGAACATGCCGCCGTACATCGCCGCCACGTAGTTGGGAAAGTGTTGGGTGCCGGTGACTTGCTCCAACAGGAAAATCTGCGTATCCGTCAAAGGACGGCAGTTGTTGTTCTCGTAGGCGTGGTTATCAAACTTCTTGAGTGGCAGGCCGATCCTGGCGGCGGCGCATTCGCGGCCACCTTCAAAGGTGCAAATAATTGCACTGACAACTTCGCGACGTGTTTTTAGAACCTGGCTTTCCATCTTCTGCTGTTCCCTCAGTACGCCGGCCATTACTGTGCAATCACGCCGTCTTTGATGCCGAGCAATACTGCGGCGCGATGGGCCTCCCCACGGCGACACTGGCTTTGGCCATTCAGTACCGCATAGACGGTGCTGGGGTTGAGATTGTGTAGAGCAGCAAAATTTTTCGCGGTCTGACCACGCTTCTCCAAGGACGCACGCGCTTGCTGGCGTGCTTGCTCGGTGATGGTTGAGTTGGGCATAGTGCAATTCCTTGCGTTTTCGTGTGATGACAAGCGCAGGATGTGGCAAAAAACTGCCATTGTAAATATGCGGATGGAAAAATATTGACTCTCTCTGAAGAGATTGGCGCAAGGCTGCGCCAACAACGTGCCCAGGCTGGGCTGACACAAGATCAAATTGCGGAACAGCTTGGCGTCTCGAAACGAACTCAAGGAAATTACGAGTCCGGTTCCAGCGATGCCCCAGCTTCCTACCTGAGCATGGCTGCAAGCGTGCTTGGTTTTGACGTGCTTTACATCGTGACCGGAACACGAACCACTTTGAAGGCTGATGCTTTGTCGGAGGTTGAGGACAGCATTGTTCAGCAGTACCGCAGTATCCCTCCAGATGATCAACGAGCCATTCGGCGATTTGTAAAAGCCATGGCGGATGAGGCGGTGAAAGGGTCGTCTTGAATACGCTCTTTCAGCCATACCTTTGGTTCGCCCCCATATCAATGCATCAGCAATGCATTTTATGGAGTGGTAAGCATGTTGGATCGCACAAACGCCGAAGCCGGTTACGTTGAAATTGCAGCTTCTGCGTGTCATGAGCTTTCGCATATCGAACGTCGCCTGATCGGCTTCTATCGCCAGTTGAGCCCTCGTGACCAGGAACAATTGCGCCGGCTGACCGAAGCGCTGATAAGCAACCCGGACCAGTCCGACGACGATTGATTTCTTGGCCGCCGGCATAGTGTTGTCGGCGGTTTGCATCATGCCACTGCCTGCGATCCAAGCTTTTCAAACAGCTCCCGCTGTTGTGCCCTGGGCATGTCTCGAAGCCGATCAATCAGCAGCCTGTCGAACGTCTGTGCTGACGGGCTGAGCGTGTGTGAGAACGTGAGATTTGCCACCCAGCTGTGTCCACACTTTGCGTCGAGGCACTGGCAATACAGTTTCGCGAAATCGGCAGATAGCACCTCACGTGATGCAATTCGGCCTTTGTGTCCGCATTTACAAGTAACTCTCATGTTCCCTCCCCAGGGCGCAGCAAATTGCCACTATGTTCGCATGTGGTGCAGGATTTTTCTCTATCTTTGAAGTATCAGTTAGCGCTTTCCGCTACTAAGGTCGGCTCTCTCCAGTTGATTCGCCTGTCTCTCCGAAGGGAGTCATTCACCTGGTTGAACAACTTGCAAATCGGCCTGATCTCGTTGCTGGTGTACACGCGATCGATCTTCTCGATGTCGCCAAACCCCCCATTGTTTTCCGGGATGATCCCGGCCAGGGCAGGGTTCATTCGCCAGGCAGCGATCACGTCGTTGCGCGTGATGTTCTTCACCTTCTCCAGCTCGTCCTTGGCCTGGAAGTCCCCCACGGGGATGATCTGGATCGCGTTTTCCTTACCGTTGGGAATATTGACGAACATCGAACGGAAGTTGCCCACGCCCTTGCTGGCACTGATCTGTGCGCGCAAGTTGTCTTCGTCTTCCTCTGTCAGGTCCGGGTCGTTGGTGTAGAAGATGTAACCCGCGTGCGCGCCGTTGCTGTAGTAGCGCCGGCGGAATAGAGTCGCGGCTTCGTTGAGCAACAGTGCCTGCAGGCCTCCCAGGTAGTCGGGCACACCGTAAATGTTCTGTTCCACGTCGTAGTCCAGGACGTGTTCGATTTCGTCCTGGTCGAAGTCCATGAACTTGTTGTCCCGCAGCAGCATTCTGAATCCGCCGTCGACCTTCACCCGCATGTTGATGGCCGGCAGGTGCTGCATCTCCAGCACTTCGCCGAAGGCGTTGGTGTCTCGATAGAAATACGCCTCGCCAAACACCATGTAGTCGAGGCTGGCCCGGCCCATGGTCTGCGTGCTGCAGCCTTCGGACGGGATGAATTCACGCAACAGCAGGTTGCGTTTGAACTTCGGAATGGCGCCGTGGTGCGCGTTGGCGCGCAGCAGCTTGGCCAGGCCTGCCCGCGACACCGGCGGCTTGTAGATTTCGCCGTCGTCGCTGAGAAACACCCCCAGGTACTCGCCGATGTTGCCGGACAGCACCTGTTCGGGTTCCCCGAAGGTGAACGCCCGCATTGGCTGTGGCTGTCGCGCTTGTTGGCTGGCTTGGGGCTTTTTGTGTCGAGGCTTGGGCATTGGTTCCGCTCGTGACGTAGCGGCTACGGCGCCGCTTGTTGGTGTTGAGGGGTTCATTGAACAGGGCGTGCATGATCGACCAGGCAATATCGGCGTGACCGGTGGCGTCGGTGCGCGAAGCGCTGTAGGTCACTTGGCCGCTGGTGGTGGTGCCGCGCTTGATGGTCAGGAACGCCTGGGCGATGTCGGTCCAGCCGGCGTCCCATTCGATGCGGCTTCCCTGGATCGTGTCCTGGGCCTTGAGGACCAGCAGGTTTTTGGTCTCAAGGCTGTAATGGATCGGCGTGGCTTTCGGGTAAAAGTCGCGCACCAGGTCGAACACGCCATAGCCCACGCCGGTGATGTCGATACCGATGTGCTGGACGTTGAAACGCTCGGTGAGCTTCTTGACCTGGGCGGCCTGGTAGTTGAACGAATGCCCCCGCCAGCTGTGCTTTTCCAGGATGCGGAATTTCGCCCCGGGTTCCAGCGGCGGGGCGACCACCACACACGTGGCGTCGTCGCGGGTCCGGCTCGGATCGTAGCCAAGCCACACCGGGCTGTTGCCGAAAGGCCGGTCCAGTTCGGGGTTGTAGTCCTCCCACAACGACAGGTCGGAGTAGCATCGCTCCAGGTCCTTGAGGCCGAATGCACTTTGGCTGCTGTCGATGAACTTGCAGTAAAACAGCTGCTGAAATTTGTCTTCGTCGTACTCCAGCTGCAGCTGCTCGAGGTCGAACAGATCGCAGCCGCCATCGATCGCATCCTGGATGGTGATGGTCTTGCGCCATTGGCCGTCGGGGCACAGCGCGCCCTGGGTGTAGGACGCCTCGGTAGGCCAGGTGCCGCCGGCTTTCTTGCCGCGTTTGCTGTTGCGGAATTCCTCGCCCGACCAGAACGGATACGCCTGGTGCGACACTGCGCTGGGCGTCGAGAAATAGGTTTTGCGCCACTTCTTGTGGGTGCCCATGGCGCTGGCCACGGTGCTGAGTTTTTCGAAGTCGCGGATCCAGAAGTACTCATCCACGTACACATGGCCATGGTAGCCCTGGGCGGTGCTGCTGTTGGTCGACAGGAAGCGCAGTTCGGCGCCGTTGCTGAGCGTGATCGGGTTGCCGGTCAGCTCGATGTCGAACCACTGCTTGGCAAACTGGATGATGTAGCTACGGAAAATCTCCGACTGCGAGCGGCTGGCCGACAGGAACACCTGGTTGTCGCCAGTCAGCACCGCATCCATGAACGCTTCGCCGGCGAAGTAGTAGGTCAGACCGACCTGGCGGCTTTTGAGGATGTTGCGGATCCGGCTCGTCAGTGGGTTTTGTTTGGCTGCGAACAACTCCTGCTGATAGCGGTACATCTTGCTGATGAACTTATCCAGGAAGTCGACTTCGGTCAGCCCGCTGATGTCGTTCTTGGCCTTCTTTTCCTTCTTCCTGTCACCTCCTTCGCCACGGCTGGAGCGTTCGCCACGCGAGCGTTTGCGCGGTTCCTGGGGCTCGCCCAGGTCGTCGCCGTTCGATGTGGCCACCGGTGCGGGCTTGGCCGCTTGTTTCAGTAGGCGTTCGCGAACAACGGTCAGTCGATCCAGTTCGTTGAGGTCGTCTTTGGACAGGCTGCCCACTTTGTCCAGGAGCAGGGTGATCCGCCGGCCGACGGCGGTCAGCGGCTCTTCGTCCGACAGCATGTCCTCCCACCCACCCTGGCGTATCCAGTAGTAGACGATCCGGATGTTGGGCAGGTTGAGCTGCGCCTGAATTTCCTTGG